AGGGCAGCAGGGCCAGAAAAAGAAATACGGCCAGGAGGACCTGCACGGTGGCAAGGGCGGAAACAAGAAGGCGAAGGTTAAAACTCTCATGGACAACAAGCAGTGGCTGACGCGTCACAATGACGGCTACTGCCGGGTCAACCCAGATCGACAGACGCACTATCACAAGAGCGAGGATGACCAATCGAGCCGGACCGACGCCAACCATTGGCACGGTCGCTGTGTTGGTCACCGTTATTGGGCCGACAACAGGGGGCTTTGGTACACCATCCCGCCCCAGCTCAGAGACGATCCCTACGACACCACAGCCGTGGCGGCCGCGGACTACGAGCCCGAGGTCGAGACCAAGCTCAAGCCATTCAACATCGAGCGTGCTCGTGACATCATTGCGCGCGCCCAGGTCTATCACTTCAACTGGAGCCGCAGTAACAAGCCGGGTCTCGGCCTGCTCCCGCAGGAATTCCAGCACGTCTTTCCCGAGGCGACATTCGTGAAGCATGGCGAGCCCGGCGACCAGGACTACGCCCCCTGGCTGATCCATTACGAGAAGCTCATCCCGCTGCTGATGGTGTTGATGCGAGACGTGTATCAGCAAATTAATGCGCTGCGCACTCCGCCATCCGGTGACCGTGCTGCATGCGAAGGCCATGTCGATGCCTGACATTCGGCTCGTTCAATCCGGCACGTTTCCGTACCAGACCTCGGTCTCGGCGGACTGGTCGCTGCGCGAGGATGGCACGCTCGACGATACTCAGGACCTCGCAACCGCCGTGATCGTCGCGCTCGGTACCGATCGGTTGGCAGCAGCCGGCGACATTCTGCCGGACCCCGATTCGACCGACCGCCGGGGATGGTGGGCGGATTTCGATGCCGAAGAGGTCTGGGGAGGCTGGCCTATCGGGACGCGGCTTTGGATCATGAAGCGGTCCAAAATCGTTGGGCCCGAGGCCTACGAAGGTGGGACGGTCGCGCGCATCCGGCATTATATCCAGGAAGCATTGCAGCCGTTCCTCGACCTGCACATTGCGTCGCGTCTGCTAATCGACATCGTGCGCTTCGATGTGCAGCGGATCGATGTGCTGATCCGCATGTTCCGCGGCCCAGAGGTGCTGGTCGATCTCCGCTATCAAGTGCTCTGGCAAGAGATCACGCCGCAAGGACCACTGCTGCCGTACATCACCGGCGGCAAGCCGTTTCCGTAATTCGGCCGTCGTCTGAGGAAAATCCATGCCCTGGTCAACTCCGACCTTGCGCGAGGTGCGCAGCCTCGTGCGCGACAACATTCGCAGTGCGCTGCCCGGCGCCGACGCGTCCGTCCCTAACAGTGTCTTGCGCGTAGTATCTGATGCGCAAGGCGGCCTTTGTCATTTGGTGCTTCAATACATTGACTGGTTGGCGCTGCAACTTTTGCCGGACACGGCAGAAACCGAGTGGTTGGACCGGCACGGCGATATCTGGTTGACGAATTTCGACGGCTCGACAGGAAGAAAGGCGGCGACACCTTCGATCGGTACCGCATTGTTCACGTCACCAACCGGTGGCGGCATCGTGCCGGAGGCGACGCGGTTGCGCGCCGCGGCACTTGAATTCGAGACCACGCAGGAAATTGTTGTCAGCACCCAAGCCTCGCCGGCACCGATCCGCTGCCTGAGCACTGGCAAGGTGACGAATCTCATACCCGGCACGCCGCTCGATATCGTCGAGGTGCTGCCAAACGTCACCAGCACCGCCACCGTCGACGTGCTCGACGGTGGCACCGACGAAGAGAACGATGACGATCTGCGCATGCGCGTGCTTGAGCGCATCCGCGAGCCGCCCATGGGAGGTGATGCCGAGGACTATGTAAATTGGACGCTTCGGGTGCCCGGCGTGACGCGTGCATGGGCCTACCCGCTGGAGCAAGGCATGGGGACCATCACGGTCCGCTTCATGTGTGACCAGCTCCGCGTCGAGAATGGCGGCTTTCCATTGCCCAGCGACATCGAGCGGGTGACCGACTATCTCAACACGGTGCGTCCGGTCACCGTGAAAGACTTCTTCGTGGTGTCGCCGATTCCGTTGCCGGTGAATTTGAACATCGAATTTCTCGATCGCGATGATGCCGCAACGCGCGCGGCAATCACTGACAGCCTGCTGAAACTTTTCTTGGAGCGCACCAAGCCCGGCCAGAAATGGTGGCGCTCTTGGTCCGACGAGGGCATCGCCAGGGCCAATGGCGTCTACGCTTACGACCTGGACGCTGAGGACGTCACGCCCGCGTATCCCGGCTACATGCCGGTGCTCGGGAATATGACTTACGGTTAGCGCGCAGATGGATGACGAACACCGCGATCGCCATGTTCGCCGATCCGGGCCAGACTACGCGTATGCGCTGCTCTCGTTGATGCCTGTCGGCCAAGCGTGGCCGACGGACGAGCCAGAGAGCGTGATGTATCGCACGCTATATGGCCTCGCCCAATACTGGGGCTTTGTCGATGGCCGAGCTGCCGATCTCCTGGAGCGCGAGTCCGATCCTCGCCTGACGTTCGAGCTTCTGACGGATTGGGAGCGCAATTGGGGCTTGCCCGAACCCTGTTGGCCCCCGGCGCCCACGCTCGACGAGCGGCGCAAGATGCTCGTTTTCAAAATGACCTTGCTCGGCGGACAGTCGCGCCAATGGTTCTATGATGTCGCCGAGTGGCTTGGTTACACGATACGCATCACCGAATTTGCGCCGTACATGTGTGGCGTCAGCAGCGTCGGCGACACGCGCGGCATTTTCAACGAAGGCGACGCCGATCATTATCGCTGGCAGCTCGGCCCGCCGGAGATGCGCTTCTATTGGACGGTGCATGTCGACGCGTTGAAGCTGCTCAAATTCTATACCGGCATCTCGCAAACCGGCATCGATCGGTTGCTCACTATCCGGCACGCCGAGGACCTGGAATGCGTCCTCAACGAATGGAAGCCGGCGCACACCCAGATCATTTTCGATTACAGCCCGTTCGTCGCGCTGCAGTTCGGTGAAACCTACAACTCGCAATACCTCACGATCCCAATCCCGTGACGGGGAGTCAGTGAATGTCCGACAACAAGCAGATTAAGGACGGGCTCGGCAACCTGTTCTCGATCCGGATGCGCGACCTCACCGGCGATAACACGCTGATGCAGTCGCACGTATTCGCCTCATTGCTGCCGCTCGAATACGGCGCCGGTGGCATGTTCCAGGAAACCGTCAAGAGCGGGATCATGGCCGCCGACATGGTTGGCAACTCGCCGATCTATGCATTCCGCTGGCCGGTCGTGTCGCCGATCTGTCTGGTCCGTCGCGTGCGCATCTATGCCTGGGCACTGACTGCTTTCACCGCCGGCATCGTTAAGTTCGAGCTTTACACTGCACGCCCCTTTACCTCGCAGGACACCGGCGGAGCAGCTGCCGATCTGAGCGTCCATAACTGCAAGATGCGCACGTCGATGGCGTCGTCGCAGGCGTTCATCCAATACGCCAACACGGCTGCACTCACGCCAGGGACGCGCACGCTTGGGGCTGCGCCGACTGATTGCGTCGTGAATAGCGTCGGTGCAACGGCTCCGATTCTTTTCGCCGGCAACGGCATCCTCCTCAACAAGCTGCAGGGCGAGTATCCGCTGATCCTGGCGCAAGACGAGGGCTTCGTCATCCAGGCGACCGTGCCGGCCGCGGGCACCTGGAGCTACACGGTGAATGCCGAGTGGGACGAGATCACGGTGTACTAAGCGGAGGCAAAATTGAAATACAATCAACCCTACGACCAGCCGTCGAATCCGAACGCGGCGTACATCGACGGCAATCCGGCTGCCGGCATTCAGGGCTCGATCGTGCCGGCGGCATCGATCGAGTATCCGCAGCGCGAGCTGGTCAATATGACCCTCGACACCGGGCTGTGGGCGCCAGATAACCAAGACCTGCACCAGCTCGCCAAGGGCGTACAAGCCGGCAAGGTCAACTATTGCATCGACCAGGGCATCCCGAATGCGATGGCGTCCGTGGTTGTCCCGCAGCTCGTTGCGTATCACGACGGATTGCGGGTCTACATCCGGGCTGCCTATCGAAACACCGGCCGCACGACGTTTGCAATTGGCAGTCTCGGTACGCGCGAGGTGGTTCGACGCGATCTCACCTTCCTGAAAGACGGCGACATTCTTCCAGGCTCAATCATAGAGGTCGGCTTCGACGCCATTCACAACGTCTGGCAGTTGTTGAGCGGGGGCATTGGTGGCGGTGGCATTAACGTTCTGAAAAACAATCTCGACCTTTATGTCAATTACGCCATCGGCAGCGACCTCAACGACGGCATCAGCAACACGCCCGAGCATGCGCTGAAGCAGCCACAACAAGCCATCAATATTGCGTTCGGCTATCCACCGTCGCAGTTTCGGATCAACATCCACATCGCCGACAGCTTGCAATACGACGGCATCGTCACGCCACGTTGGGCGGGGCCTAATCTGTATATGCATGGGCTGACTCCGGGTGCTCCACAGAACGTACTGTTGACCGGACGCGGTACTGGTACTGGCACTCATGCCATCCAGGTCGTTGGTCTCAATTCGATGATTGTCGAGAACCTCACAGTCACGACCTTGCCAGCTTCGCCAGGACCCGGGGGTGGTTTCGTGGCCGTCGCTGCTGCAACTTTGGAAGTGAACAATTGCAGAAGCCTCTATTGCACTGGCGCCGTATTTCAGGCCGCCAACAGCGGAACGATGATCATTGGCAAGCACACATTCGCCGGTAACTCTGGCGAACTATATTGGGCGTCGATCAATTCGAGCATTGGCTGGTATGATCCTGGCGCGCCCGGTATCGAACAAATCATCAGCACCGCGATCACTGTTACCGATACGATGTTGGCGAGTTCTGGCGGAAATGCCAGCATGGGCACTCCTCCGTTATTTGTGAATCCTGGCAATGTGACGGGTCGGCGTTATAATGCAGTGTTGAACGGCACAATCAATACGCAAGGTCAGGGGCCAAACTTTTTCCCCGGCACAATTGCCGGCGTGACCAGTTACGGCGGCCAGTATATCTGAGGCTGCGCCATGGCCGGACCCGCATTTTATTCCGCCGTCGTCAACATCTCGAAAAATGAAGACTGGGTCGTGCCCTTTCAATACGGCACGCTCAGCGCGGATGAAACGACGATCACCGGCATCAATCTCACGGGCTCGACGCTCAAGTGTGAAATGCGCATCCGGGAAGCCGACCACGAGGCGGTGGTGTCGGTGTCGTCGCCGGACAATGGCATTACGATCGTCGATGCGGTGCAGGGCTTGTTTCAAATTGCGATCGATCGCTCGCGGCTGAACCGATTGGCCGTCGGCGACTATTTCATCGATCTCGTGCGCCTGATGCCGGGTACCTACAATCTGCAAGAGCGCATCTTTGAGGGCGTTGCCACAGTCGTGGAGGGTACGACGCGATGAGCGGACCACGCATCACCAGCTCCGACGGAAATGACCGCATCACGCTCTCGGCTGGCACGCGCACGGTCCCGTCGACCGAGGCCATCATTCTGAATGTCGGCGCGGCCGGCCCGCAGGGGCCGCAAGGGATTCCCGGCCCGCCTGGGCCGCCCGGCAATCCTGGCCCGCAGGGCATCACCGGCTTGCAGGGACCGCCCGGTACGCCGGGTGGACCGGTAGGGCCGGCGGGCCCGAAAGGCGATACAGGTCCGGTTGGTCCGGAGGGTCCGATCGGCCCGCAGGGCCCGCAGGGCATTCCTGGCCCGAAGGGCGACGTCGGCCCGATGGGGCCACAGGGTCCCGCCGGCAGTGTTGGCGAAAGCGTGCACCTCACCGGTGACCCGTGGGCACCTACTGCGCCGGACGGCGACAACGATTTCAGCATTGCGACGACCGAGTTCGTGCAACGCGCGGTCGTCACGCGCGCGCCGTTGGCCTCCCCGGTTTTCACAGGTGATCCTCGCGCGCCGACGCCAGCTCTTGGTGACAACGACACGAGCCTTGCAACAACGGGCTTTGTGCAGTCCACGCTCGGTGCGGTGGCGCCGCAGCGCTATCGCAACATCTGCCGCAATGGCGGTTTCGAAATCTGGCAGCGTGGTGTGAGCTTCGCATCGACCACGCCTGACGTGCCTGTCTACACCGTGGATGGTTGGTACGTCGTGTCGCGCGCGAATCAAACCGTTCTGGTGGCCCGCGGGACCGGTCAAGTGGACGGCTCCGGATTTTGTGCGTCTGTGCAGCGAGCAAGCGGCTCCACCGGCGTCGGAACGATAGAATTCGCGTATCCGATCGATACCTCCGAAATCACCAGACTACGTGGTTCGCAGGTCGTGTTGAGGTTCTGGGCGCGCGCGGGAAATAATTGGTCGCCAGCGTCTGGTAGTCTGTCATTGGTTTTGGCTTGTGGAACTGGTCCGGCTGCCAAGCGCGGGACGACACCATTGCCAAACGAAGTCATGTTGATCAACACATCGGTCGGTCTGACCCCGAATACGGAGGGGACCTATTTATTCACTTCTGCTCTGACTGTTCCGAGCAACGCGACGAGCGCTGAGCTGCAGTTCTATTGGGTACCGACTGGCACTGCTGGTACGGATGACTGGGTCCGATTTGACGATGTGATGCTGTGCCGAGCAGCACCCGGTACTGGTCAGCCCCTGTTCGATCGCTCGGACTTCTGGGAAGACCTGGAACGCTGCAAACCCTTCTTCGAAACCTCATACGCTTACGGCGAAGGTCCCGCCGCGCCGCAACCGGCAAGCTCTATTGCTTCCTGGGCCGTCCCCAGTACGATCAACAATGGTCAGCATTTCAGCAACATTGTTTTCGCGCGCAAGCGCGTGAGGCCGACAGTCACGGTATTCTCCTATAACGGCGTGGCCAATCGCGTATCGGATGGCGCTGCTGTCGACTATGCCGCGAACAGCGCGATTGCAGCGCCGACGCAGTGCGGGGCCTCAATCTGGAACAACTCCGGTGCTGCACTGACAATCACCGCCAACAGCATAGTCATCGGCTATTGGTGGGCAGACGCGAGCATTTGAGGAAATGTGCCGGTTTTGCGAGCAGGCACGGCGGCGGATTCGTAACACGTGGCAGCAGATTCGGGGGCCGCGCTGCATCGTATATGGCTGCAAGATGCCGACTACCACGATGATCTGCACAGTACATTTCGCAGCGCTACCGCTTGCCATGCGCCAGCGTTGGTGGCGCGACACCGGCTACAGCACGCGGCTGCCACCAGCTGAACTGATCGCCGCAGTCAATGAGGCAATAAGGAGCACAGCACATGAAGGACGAAAAAAAGCCTGACGAGGCCGAAGCAACGGAAGTAACGGAAGTAACGGAGAA